TCCATGCAAGATAAACAGATGAAGATTCAGAATCAGCAGTACCAGCAGTCAATGGCTAACAATCCGCTAGTTGCTCAGCCGACTCCATCGACTACACAGCCGACTGCATTGCCTGGAACTAATGTGAGTCCAGTGTTGGGAAGTTCGCCTGACCTACGTGAGTCTCCTAGTCGTGGCTTGACTCAGCCCCCGCAGTCTCCGTTACAGAAGCCACAAGGCGGAATGGGCATCGGGGTTTGAGTGAATCCGACCGAGAACGAACTGTCGCTCAGTCACTTACTCGGCGAGAATTACCACCCTCTACAACCAGAGTTAATCCTTGCTAAAGAGTTTGAAGTCTGCGCTGTTGGAGGCATGGGAGCCGGGAAGACTTATGCGGCCTGTCTCGCGGCTATTCGCCACGGAGCAAAATATCCGGGCGCTAGAGTTCTCATTGCGCGCTTCACGTATGATGAACTTATCAAGACAACTAAGCATCTCTTCTTCGAGATCGTTAAGTCCAAAGGATTAAGTAAGTACTTCGTAAAGCCTAAGACGTGGGACGTTAGAGAAGGTACGAATTACGCTCGAATGTCGAATGGATCAGAGTTCTTCTTCAGTAACTTAGATAAGTCACTAGACAAGCATAAGAACGTCGAGTATTCATTCGTGTTCATAGATCAGTTGGAAGAGATAGAGTTTGACGTGTATCAAATCCTTCTGCTGCGGTGTCGCTTAGGCGTATGTCCGCCCAATGAGCGGCATGTCATTGGCGTCGCTAACGATGAAGGCGACAACTGGATTCGTAGGCGTTTCCTCACAATGGAACCGCCGCATGGACGCCCTACACTTGGCGCATCGCGCAGATTGATCCGTGGTACGTCGCTTGAAAATCCCCACTTAGACGAGGGTGTACGAGCACAGTATATGATGCTTGCGCCTGAGTTACAGCGTCGGTGGGTATTTGCGACGATGGACGCGACGGCAAGTAGATTGATCCCGGACTTCAAGGTAATTCCATCATTTGACATTCCTGGTCACTGGCCGCGCTGGATTGGGATTGATCCTGCGAGATCAACAGGCGTTACATGCGCCTTATGGGTTACAGTCAACCCCGATAAGGAAGAGTATCATGGCGTAATGCCTAATGCTCCTCACTTCTTCAATGAATATTGGGTTGAAGGAAGAGACGCTGAACTACATGCTAAAGCAATCAACGGAATGTCTGGTCCTTGGAGTCCGCGCGCACAGGTCATGGACAAGACAAGTTGGTCATCAGGTATCAAGTCCAGTAAGTATGGACAACTTAGTGTGGCTGATTTGTATATCGGCGCTGGGCTCAGTGTAGTTCCTTCAACTGGTGACGAGTGGGCGCGAGTGATGCTTTTCATCAATGCGCATCGTCGCGGCTTAACGGTGAGTGATTCCTGTAAGCATCTATTAGAGCAAGGCCCAGCGTATCGACTGAAGGGCCAGTTATCTCTTGAAGGCCGACCAATGAGAATCGCCGCTAAGGCTAGATTCCATTCAGTTGATGCTGGCGGATACGCGTTATCCCTGATCCCGACTAAAGTAATAGCCGTGGATAGACGGGAAATTAGGTTTGCATTTGATATTCCTGAAGGTTTAGATCGTGGATCAAAGCTTCATTGGGAAGAGTACCGTAAGAATCTTCCAATGTATAAAGGCAATGAATCTGTGGTTGCTTGGGGAACAGACGAGTTAGGCGCTGATGACTTCGCTGACCGCACGTACGATTCAAAGGAAGCGGAAGATGAAGCTTACTGAGTGGTTGAACGGTAAGTCCGTTCTTGAAGTTGAACTCGCTGCGGAACGTACCGCGCATGAGCGCCTACGGCACGAGTATGAGTTGCTTCAAGCAGACTACAGACGTGTGATTGACCAGATGGGCAATATGCTTGGTGGTCGTAAAGTAACTGCACTGGAACTAGAGAACGATCCTTACGCCGAAAATAAGAAATTGCCGGATGAGTGGGTATCTCCGGGTCTAGATGAAATAGCAGACATTGCGCCAATAAGTGATGCCTTACAAAGATCCGAAGATCCGGAAGCAGCGATCTAACGAACGCAGTCTTAGATGGCGGAATGCCAATCTAAGCCGCGATCAAGCAAATAAGCTTAAATATCGTTATGGTATTACACTTAATGAATATTCGGCATTGCTAGAGGGGCAAGCAGGTAAGTGTGCTATCTGCGGCACAAACATTTTTGATAAGTTAAAGAAACGGCGTCTAGCCGTAGATCATGACCACAAAACAGGCCGTGTGCGTGGGCTACTGTGCTACATGTGCAATATTGGCCTAGGGAGTTTTTTAGATGAAGTCCCTCGGCTACAAGCAGCTATTGAGTATCTAAATGCCCACAAGTGAAATCGTTAGCTCCACGCGCGCTAGTAAAGGCTCATCTAGAGAGTCGTCTAGGAGTGAGACGAGTAAGGGTGCGGCTCCAGCTACCAATCTTGACCAAGCGCTCGTGCGCGAGATTAAAGAGCGTCTGAGTAAGCGTCGATGGTTGGTCGAGCGTAACTGGTGGGGCAATATCCTTTACCTACTTGGAGTGCAATGGGTTGTTTACGACACCAACGCTCGTAGGTGGCGCCAGCGTAAGCTTTCGCCAAGCGTGCCTACGCCGATCACTAACCTATTTAGGGCTACGCTTGATACTGTCAAGTCAGCGATTGCGCAACATGAGCCGCGCTTTCTTGGTACGCCAATGCGGGATGATCCAAAGGCAATTGCTGCGGCAAGTACGGCGGATCAACAGCTTCAAGTCATCCTAGAGGAAGGTGGATTTAGGAAGGCTCGTAGACGGATGCTAGATTGGTTGATCCCAACCGGCAACGCGTTCGTGGAAGTCATTTGGGACGATAGTCCTGAAACTGGTATGGATCAGATTCCATATGAACAGTGTACGAATTGTTTGGAGCAGTTCAAGGCTGATACGATTGATCCTGCTAATCCCGCGTGCCCTAATTGCGGGAGCAGAACCTTCAAAGAATCAGAAGATATGTATGATGAGGTTCCAAGGGGATCAATCAGGTTCGATACACACTCTCCATTCGAGATATATCTTGATCCTGCGATTGATGAGCTAGAAGAGAATCCGTTTCTTCTATTGGTTGAGTCATACACCAAAGAACAAGTTGTGATGCAGTGGTCAGTTGACGTGGAAGCCGACTACGAATACTCTGGCACCGGCCAGATGTTCAAAGAGAACGCTGCTACGCTAGCTAGTCCAGGTATCGCATTACCGCTTGGATCATTGAGCGCGCAAGATCGAATGAATCGTATTACGGTGTATCGCGCATTCATCAAGCATCATAAAGAATATCCAGACGGCGCATACATCGTTATGACTTCAGCAGGTAAGATACTGGAAAAGGTTTCACCGTATCCTTGGCTCAAGAAGATTACGGGCAAGAAGTTCTTTCCAATGGTTCACTTTAAGTTTGGTGAGATTGGTGGTCGAGCGTGGGGATATACCCCGGCTGATGACCTATTGCCCAAACAATACCAGCTTAATAAAGCTGAATCACTCTTTACTCTGATTATGGCTAGAATGGCTAACCCGGTGTGGTTAATTCCTTCTAACTCTAATCCAACGAGGATTACTGGTGAAATTGGAATCCAAGTCGAGTATACGCCGGTTTCAGGAGCTAAGCCGGAGCGCGTGCCTGGCGCAGAAGCGCCGCAATCGCTCGTCAAGTACATTACGGACATTCGCCAGTCGTTTGACGAACTCAGCGGTGCATTTAGCGCAATCCGTGGCCGGCAAGTCGGAACTCGTACACCTGCTTCAACTGTTCAGCAACTTACTGATCGCGGGTTTGGACGTTGGGCGACGGTATTTGACCAGCTTGAAGAGGGATACGAGGATTTGGCCCGAATAAGTCTTGAGGTATGGAGACAGAATGCTAACTCACCTAGAGTCAGAGCCGTTAAGAACGCTATTGGTGGTTGGTCATTCAATGAGTTCATTGCTTCTGATTGGGATGATGGCGTTGATATCCAGGTTGAGTCTGGTTCAGCGCGGCCTAAGACACAGACGCAAAAACTCCAAACTTACCTGTATCTGGCCCAAGCAGGAATCCTTAATATAGCTGACTCGGCCCAGAAGATTAAGATTCTGGAAGACGTTGGTATGAGTAACCTGTTGCCAGGTGTGGAAGAAGACACTAAAGCTGCATATAAAGAGAATGCAGACTTTATGCAGTGGGCACAGAGATTGGCGCAGGCTGCAACTGACGCCCAGATTAATACTGTGGAAGGTCAGCAGGCGATTGCATCGGCTCAGGCTGAACAACCAATCATGGTTCACCCGTTGGTGGATGAACACTCGTTGCACTTCTTAACGGACCGGAGACTGTGTTTGACGCCTGAGTTTAAGGCTCTACCAGACAGCGCACAAAATGTAATGTTCCAGCATATGCTTCAACATAAGCAGGACATGCAAATGAGCATGATGGTTCCGCAGGCTCCATCACCGCCTTCGCCGACACCAGGTATGACAGGCGGAACTGGACCTACTTCACCAGGGTTATAAGATGCCTACGATTCGCTTGGTACGCCACGGTGAGACGCACATGAACGTTGGCAAAGAAATGATCCGGGGCTGGAAAGATATCCCGCTTGACCAGCACGGTAAGGAGCAAGCCAATGAAGTTGCTAAGTCTCTTAGGAAACTTGGTAATGTGGGGCATATTTACTCTTCTGATCTCATTCGTGCAGCTTACACGGCGGATCGCATCAAGGATGAATTAGGCGCACCGCTTGAAATGTTGAAGTCGCTGCGCCCGTGGGATGTT